CACGCCGCCCTTATTTTTACAGGCTTCTGACGATGATCACGTGTTCGGGAGTACCGGCTTTAGAAACAATCGCTAATGATTGAGATCCGATCCGGTGAGACTAGTTATTTTTGCGTCGGTCCTAAGCAGTTCGAGCAGGCGCAGAAGAACTCCTCGCTGCTCCAGGTATTCGTCAACACCGTGCTGGGCGAGACGTGGACCCAACTCGGCGAGGCTCCGGATTGGCAGAAGCTCTACGACCGCCGCGAAGACTACAAGATCGGGCTGGTCCCGCGCGGTGGCCTGTTCCTTACGGCGGGAGCGGATGTTCAGAAGGACCGTATCGAAGTCGAGATCGCCGCCTGGGGCCGCGGAAAGGAGTCGTGGTCGGTCGATTACCGGGTGTTCGAAGGCGACACGTCGCGCCCGGCGGTATGGGAGAAACTCACCGGCCTGCTGAACGAAACCTTCACGACCGCATCGGGGCTGGAGTTGCCCATCATGCAACTCGCCATCGACTCCGGATTTGCGACCACCGAGGTCTACCATTGGGCGCGGCGGCAGGGCGGGCGCGTGCTGGTGATCAAAGGCGATTCACGCGCACCGGCGCTGCTCGGGGCGGCTTCGCCCGTGGACGTGGGCCCGTTGGGCGCCAAAATCAAACGCGGTATTCGCGTGTGGCCGGTCAACTCTGGCATGGCGAAGGAAGAGTTGTACCGCTGGCTGCGCCTCGAGCGGCCCACCGACGAGGACCTTGCCGGCGGTGTGCCGTTTCCGGCAGGCTACTGCCACCTTCCCAAGTACAGCGAGGAGTACTTCAAGCAGATCACCGCCGAGCAGTTGGTGACGAAGCTCGTCAAAGGCTACCGGCGGCATGAATGGCAGAAGATGCGCGAGCGCAATGAAGCGCTTGATTGCCGCGTGTATGCGCGCGCGGCGGCGGGCCGGATCGGTATTGATCGTTTCCAGGAGAAGCACTGGGCCGATTTCGAGCGCCGGGTCGGCGCTCCTCCGGTGAAAGAAGTGAAACCAGCGCAGCAACCACGGCGCACGGATGGGACGCCGCCTGCACGAAACCGCGTCCGCTTCAGGATGGATCTCTAATGGCATTCACTCAGTCCGATCTCGACGCTCTCGACGCCGCGCGCAAGCAAGGCGCGCGACGAGTCCGGTTTCAGGATCGCGAGTTCGAATTCGATTCCGTGGACGACTATTTGAAGCTTCGGAATCTGATTTTGAATGACATCGCCCAGCAGTCTGGACCGCAGCAAGTGCGCCAGGTGCGAATCTACACGACCAACGGTTGGGGCCACTAAAGCGCCGTGCCAATTGAAACGTTGATGACGCTCGCCCGCCAGGCCGGGCACGGGCCGATGCCGATCCCAGTCCAGCGCGTGCCGCGCACCCGCGCGATGGGGACGTTCCCATTCGACGCCGCCGGGCGCGGGCGCCGCGGCATCGGATGGAATCCGCCGTCCCTCGGCCTAAACACGCTCCTGTTTTCGCACGGACTGGAACTGCAGGCGCGGAACCGGGACGCGGTTCGCAACAGCGCGTGGGCGGCTGCGGCCGTGGATTCGTATGTGGCCAATGCAATCGGGCGTGGGATTCGCCTGGTGCCTCACCATCCGGACGAGAAGATCCGCGACCTGATCACCAGGAAGTGGAACCGATGGACTCGCGAATGCGACGTCGAGTACGACCCGCGGAATCCCGCGTCAGGCCAGACGGATTTCTACGGCCAGCAGATGGTGATTGCTCGCGAGGTCATGGAGGTGGGCGAGTGCTTCGTCCGGTTCCGGCCGCGATCTCCGAAGGAAGGCCTCACGGTTCCGCTGCAACTGCAACTCATCGAAGCCGAGCAACTGCCGCTATGGCGCACGGCTATCGAGCAGATGCCACCCAGGAATTCCGTCCGGTGCGGTATCGAGTTTCAGGCCGACGGACGGCGTGCGGCATACCACTTCTGGAAAGCGCATCCGGGCGAAACGATGTTCTTCCCGATGGAAGCGCTGTCGGTGGAGCGGGTGCCCGCCACCGAGGTCCTGCATGTCTACAAACCGATCCGCGCCGGCCAGTTCCGGGGACAGCCGTGGCTTACGTCGGTGATCGCGAAGCTCTACGAACTGGAGCAGTACACGGACGCGGAGATCGTCCGCAAGAAACTTGCGGCGATGATCACCGGGTTCATCACGCAGGCCAGCCCGGATAATCCGATCATCCCCCCGGACCAATATCAGAACGGGCCGGGCCAAACGGAGCCGGGGACGCAGATCAGCAAGCTCGAACCCGGCACGTTCCAGGTTCTGAACTTCGGCGAAGAGGTGTCGTTCGCCGAGGCCAAGGACAGCGGCGATTTCAAATCGTTTATCCGAACTTGCCTGCAGGCGTTTTCGAGCGGTGCCGGGCTTGCCGAGTATCAGGTCAGCGGTGACCTGTCGGGGATCAACTACTCTTCGATCCGCGCCGGCCTGCTGGAGTTCCGCCGCAAGTGCGAGCAGTATCAGCATTCGGTCTTCATCTTCCAGGTCTGCCACCCGGTTTATAAACGCTGGCTGCGCGAGGCGATGCTGGCGCTGGTGTTCGGCATTGACCTGCTGAACGCGTACAGCAAAGATCCCGAACCATTCGAGGAAGTGCAGTGGGTAACGCCCGGCTGGCCGTGGGTCGATCCCGAAAAGGACATCAAGGCTTCGAACGACGCCATCCGCAGCGGCTTGTCCACACGCTCTGCCGAGGTGGCGGCGCAAGGTCGCGACGCCGGTGCAGTGGACGCGGAGCAAACAGCAGACAACGAGCGGGCCGACAAGCTCGGGCTCTCTTACGACAGCGATGGCCGGAAGGTCCTGACCGGGCGCAATGCCGGATTGACGGAAGCGGAGATCCAGCAGGATGCCAGCAAGGGCGAGGTGGACGTGAAGCCATGAGGAATCTGACTCGTGTGGCATCGCGGTTTGTGAACACGCCACTCATGATTCACCCGCCCAAGTTGGACGTCATGGTGCAGGCACTGGGCCCGCGGCTGGGGATCATTCCCGTCAGCATCGGCGTGGGAGCCGAACCATTCGCGGCCGCGTACATGGAGCAGGCGGATGACAGCGGCTACCAGGTCGTCGACGGCATCGCGATCATTCCGATCCAGGGCGTGCTGACGAAAGCGGAATCCTGGGTTTCGGCGCTGAGTGGTTGCAGTTCCTATGCGCAGATTGGGGGCTACCTTCAGGACGCGGTGAACGACGCCGGAGTGCGGGCGATCCTCCTGCAGGTGGATTCGCCGGGCGGCGAGACCACGGGATGCCTGGAACTGTCCGATTACATCTACTCCCTTCGCGGCTTGAAGCCCATCTTCGCGGTCGCCGACGATTTCGCATTCTCGGCGGCCTACGCGCTGACCAGCGCGGCCGACAGGATCTTCGTCACGCGCATGGGAGCGGTCGGGTCCGTTGGCGTCGTCGTGCTTCACGCGGAAGATTCGAAGTTCAACGGCGAGCAGGGGTTCAAGTACACCTACATCTTCAAAGGCGACAAGAAGGTCGACGGGAACCCGCACGAACCGCTGTCGGACCGGGCCGAAAAAGACATCCAGTCCGAAATTGACCGGCAGTACGACCAGTTCGTAGCAACGGTCGCGCGGAACCGGAAGGCCAGCGCGGAAAAGATCATCGAGACGCAGGCCGGCGTGTGCTGGGCGGAGAATGCCGTTCCGCTTCTGGCAGATGCGGTCGGAACGCTTGGCGATGCCATGAACGCGCTTCGTCAACTGCTGGGCGAGCCGGTCCAGAAATCAACGGCGGCGATTGCCGCAATATCCACAACCAAGGAGGTAACAGCAAGTATGCCCGATGAAACGACGATCGCCACCGAGGGTAAGAAGCCCAGTGACGGCGACGAGAAGACCAACAGCGAGCCGAAGTACTGCCACGCCTGCGGAACCAAGCTTCACGCGGATGCGACGTTCTGCCACGCCTGCGGCGAGAACGTAAAGGGCGACGCTAAGAAACCGGAAGGCATGGCTCCGCTCACCGGCATGGCTGCGGTGGCTGGCGAAGCGTTGAAGATGCGCCCCGAAGGTGACATCGAAGCCATCGGCGCACTGTGCAAGATGGCCGGATGTCCCGACAAGGCCGCGGAACTTCTCACCAAGAAGAAGTCCA